AAACGTCGTTTGTTTCGTCAAATGTGTAACCAACGCCTGCGTATTGTTTGCGTATGTTGCCGTGGTATGACGTACGTTTACATGGTTGGCCTCGATAGTTGGCGTACCATGTTTCGGTATCTAAACAGTCTATAAGTTCGGTTTCGTCAACGCCTGCTATTACTTCGGTAACAACAAAGTTTTCGTCTAAAAATGCGTAATGTGCCATGGTTAAACCGTGACCGTTCCTGTTCCTGCTGTAAATGTGTAAACGCGGTAACCTGAACGGCTTACGGTGCTAACGCTATAAGTTAGACCGCCACCAATTGAAGTAAACGCTGGTTCTGTTGACGGGTACGCAATAATCACAAGACCTGAACCACCGGCTGCTGCTGTGTCACCACCACCACCGCCACCACCCGTGTTTACGCCGCCAGCCGTAGCACTTGACAAGCCACCACCAGTACCACCACCACCTGCACCACCCGCACCAGCAGTTCCTGTGGTATCCCATTTAGCACCACCACCACCACCACCGCGTGTTACAGCGCTACCAGTTATTGACGATGATGAACCTGCGCCACCTGCGCCACCATTGGGTGAGACCGCTGTACTTCCACCAGCACCAGCACCACCACCACCGCCGCCAGTTGGTTGACCGCCGCTTGTACTACCTGCACCGCCGTTATTGCCTTGCCCACCAGTACCAGCACCGCCTGCACCTGCAACACCTGTTCCTACACCGCCACCACCACCACCTGAACCGCCGGCGCTTCCTGGGTCTTGAGCATAATGTCCACCAGCACCGCCACCAGTAGAAGTAATTGTGTTAAAAACGCTATTAGCACCATTGGAATTGTTTGCACCGCCAGCGCCAACGGTAATTGTTAATGTTTGTCCTTGCGTCAATGTTTCTGTTGCGGTTCGATAACCACCTGCACCGCCACCGCCAGCGCCACCATATGTTGCTGGCCCTGAAACGTTTGTTCCACCACCGCCACCGCCCGCAATAACCAAATATTCGGCTACATAAGCAATTGCAGCGCCTACACCTGCCAAAATTTGCATGTCTTATGCGGCCAAGTTGCCGACAACTACCCATGTGTCGGTAGCAATTTTGCAACAAGTAGCGACAGCGTATTGGCCATTGGTTTTAAGTTTGCTTCCAGCGCTACGCAAAGTTACGCCAACGCCTGCAGTAATTGTGACTACGCCCGCGCCAAGTTGCATAATGTTTATTTGTGTACCAATGCCGTAATTGACGCTACTTGACGGTGGAATAGTTAACGCAATGGCGCTGCCGTTGTCGCACGTAATTAGTTTGCCGTCGTCGGCTAAAACCGTTGTGTAGGTTGTGCCTGTTTGAGCGTTTAGCGCAATCATGGCGGTAGCCACAGCGTCTAATTCTGTTGCCAGCAAAACCTGCCCGGCTGTGAAATCTTGTCTTGTTGCCATGTTTTTAGCCTAGATCAACCCAACACGTTTAGCGCGTCAATAATTCCAAAAGTGGCATTGTCAAGTATCAGTTCATAAACAATTGTGGTAGGGCTTGTAAACAAACTGACGCGGTGGCCGTCCAAAGTAATAACGTGCTCGACGCCCTCTACCGAAAGCTCTTGGGCCAACGTGGTTGTTGTGGACCCTGTAACAAATGTGCGTTGAATACTGATTGTGTCCGAAACGTCAATTGTTGCCACGGTGTCGCGTTGGGCGTTGGTAAGGGCACCAAATACGGTTTCAACGCTGTTGTAGCGCGCTTCCGGGGTGCCGTTCAAAAGGTAGCTTGCGGCCGTGTCAATTTGCCCTTGTACGTGTAAAAGACTATTCGTAATGCTGTTAGTTTGAACAAAAAATTGGGCTTGGCTTGGCAGATCGTCGGCGGTGCTTGTTTTGCCGTCTAAGGCTTCTATGTAAACCCTGTTGGTAACGCTGTCCGCTTGGAAGGTAATACCCAAATTTGTGTACGGTACGCCCGTTCCGTCGTCCATAAAGTCAATTACGGGACCGCTAAGGGTTGTGCCCACACGCGGCGTAAAGGTCAAAACGCCGTCGCGCGCCACAAACAAACGGCCAAATTCTGCGGTTTGGTTAATTTGCAAAAGGTACGCCAAAACGTTTGTACCAGCCGGCACGGTGTAAGCGGCGGCGTGGCCTAGGTCTACTGTGCCGGGGTCAATGCTTCGAGCGGCGCCCGTTGGGTAGTCCACTTCCGGCAAGTCTAAAACGGTTTCTATGCGTTCGCCGGACGTTTCAACACCAACGTTTAATTCGTCCATAAATGTTTGGCTTAACAAATAAAAGTTGTCTGCACAGTAAACGGTAACGGTGTCTATACCGTCTAAAGCAAAGTTGTAGTCATAATTTAAAATTCGGCCGCGGTACAAGTATTCGGGATTGTTTGAGCTGTCGTAACGGATTAGTTCCACGGCGCGCATTGGGGCAAGGCCTGGCAATGCTTCCGGGGTGTTGTAGTACGGGCCGTTTTCGTCAAATGGGTTAAAAACACCGTCCACGTCGTTAATGGTAAATACCATTGTTCCAGCTGCGAATTGGTCGCCAATGTCGCGACGCCCGCGCCTAATGCTTATTTGTGTTGTGCTTGCTGTTACGTCGGCAAAGTCTGTTGTCGGTCCCAACGGAAATAAACCGTCCAGCAATCCTTTTATGTCGCTGTCAAGTACAAAACTGCCAACGTCGTAACCGGTGTCAATTAAAAGGCTGTAATTGCCGGCTTGGGTTATTGCACTTCCTGGCATTACCTGTAACCAACTACGGGTACTTCAAGCGGGCCGTTTTGGCGTGTAAAGGCTTTTAGGCTGTCGGCTACGACGCGCCCAATTTCGGCGCTTGTTGCCATGCCACCATTAACGTTTACGGTGATTGGTGCGCTACTGCCGCGCATTGCTTGGTGTTCGGCAACGCTTGCCATGCTCGAAGCGCTAGGCGCCGGTATAGCAACCGGTTGGCCTGCGGTGATCTGTGTAAATGCAATGTCGGTTTGGGCTTGCTGTAAAAGCGCGTTTAGGCGTTTGGTGCTTAAGTTCGGGTTTTTCAAAATCTTTTCGTATTTGGCTAATACGCTTTCCAACCCGGCAACAAGGGCTTGGCCCTGATCTACACCGGCTTGGTAGAAACGGCTTGCGCTGTCTAGCCCTAGTTTGTCTGCGACGCTTTGAACGGTGGCTACCAGTTCGTTTACACCGCCGGGGCCTGTAATGGCTTCCTGACCGCCTGCAACCAGTTCGGCGGCAATTGCGGCGCCTGCCTGTCCACCCGCGTCCAAAACGGCTTGTAGCGCGTCTAGTGACAATCCACGGGTAAGCAACAAGTCCACGTTGTTGGCGTACTGTTTGACCCCTGCAACCTGATCTTGTAGGCCGGCTAGGAAGCCTGCCCCTGTTTCGTCCCCTGCGTCTTTGGCGTCGCTGAAATTAAACGCGTCCGAAATGCTGTCGGAAACGTTTTTGCCAAAGTCTGCAAAGGCTGATCGGGCGTCGGTCAACTGGTTTTTAGCGTCGTCTAAAGCGTCGCTTAGTTTGTTTTTTATGGTGTCGTATAGCTCATTTACTTTTTTGGTCGCGCCCCCGGCGCCACCGCCCATGCTTTCAAACGCGGTTGTAACGCCGTCTACCGTCGGTTTCAATAATTCGGCTTGGCCTGCCAGTCGAGCGGTTGCCGCTTCGGTCGCCAACATTTTGGCCCGCGTGTCGTCAATAGCAATAAGGACGCTATTGAACTTCATTTCCAATTCGGTGACTTTGGTAATGCCAAGGTCGCCTAGTTCGTCGCCTAATTCTTGGGTGACGCCAATAAACCTACCCATGCCCAAAAGCATGTTGTCCAATACTTCAACTACGCCGGCTTTCATGCGCGCAAATTGCAATTGAACGGACAAAGTAAATTTTTGAACGTAAAGCCCGGTAATGCCCATGTTGCTTACAAACGCGTCAAATGCCCCGCCAAGGCCTTTCTTGCCGAAAGCGTCAACGGCGGCTTGTGCAGCGCCCGGCAATTTGTCTAACGCGTCTTTGAAGTAACGGTTATTTAAAATGGCGTAGCCGATTGTTTCCTGCACTTCGTCAAACACCACACCCAAACGGCGCATTTGACCTTCAAAAGTGTTGGCCGCTGCAAGGCTTGCCCCGCCGAATTGTTTTTCTAGTTCGCGTTGTGCAGCTGCAAAGTCTTTGCTTTTAATAATTGCTGGGTCAAGCGCAATACCTAATTTGGTCAACGCACCTAACTGGCCGTTTTGTGCTTTAGATAGCGCAAGGCTTGCTGTTTCCAAGTCAACGTTGGCGCCTGCTGAAAGGTCAAGGGCAAGGCCTAAAAGGTCCTGGGCTTGTGTAAGGTCGCCAGTCGCTCGAACCAACGTCGCAAGGCTCGGCCTAAGCTGACTGTCCGCCACACCTGACGCAAATTGCATTTTGCTAATAAATTGCTCGGTCGCCCCCACCATTGCGGTAGTCGCGCCAACGCTATTGCGTAACTGCTTTTCTAATAGGGCAACACTCTTTTGGTCCTCGGCGGCAGCCTGTAGCGCTTTAGTAATACCAACGGCAGCTGCACCAAACGCGGCGGTAACGGCAGCACCAACAAGCGCGCCAGTCTTACCAAACTTCTTAAATACCTTTTCGGCCGCGCCAATGCCGGCGTCGCTAAACGTTGTAATAATTGGAATGTTGATAGCCATTAGCGAACCTTCATGTTTCTGTTGGTAATTTTCATAACGTCTTCAACAACAAGCAAAACGTCGGCTTGTACTGCAGGCTTGTTTTTTTCTACGGCTTTGTCAATTACGCGCGGTTGCCCGCCTTCCTCTTTTGTAAGGTTGGTGACAAATAGGCTTGAAGTGTTACGGCCTGCATGGTCGTAGATCACGCCGGCAGGGTCGGTGGATTGCACAACCATTAGCTTGTAAGGCTTCGAGCCGAAAACAACTTGTTCGGTGTAACCGCCTTTGTTGAAGTCAACGTAACGTTCACGGGTCGCGCGCACACCTACTTTAATTTTGTAGCCCTTTTGTACTTGATCGGTGCGCCAACTGGTTTCGCGGCCTTTTACTAGGTTGCCTCGAACCATGCCGGAAAGCGGGGCGTTGTTGCCTTTGCTGTTGTCAAAATTGGCAACCATGCTGCGGGCTTCGTTAAGAATTATTTGACCGCTGTTTTTAATGCGTTTAGTGACTTGGCGCCTGTATTTAGGGTCAATTTTGTTTAGTTCGGCCAACGCTTCCTGAATACCTTGGACTTCAAGTACGTTTCGTTGGCGCATGGCGTTTACCTTTTGTTTCGTTCCCCT